AACACAGACGCAGATCGTTAAGGAACTCAGGCGAGTAGGCATGGATGTCCAGCACTTACATGGGGTAGGTCAAGGCTGTCCGGATATTCTGGTGGGCTACCGTGGCAAGAACATTTTGTTAGAAATAAAGAAAGACGAGAAAGCCAAGCTAACACCGGATCAGGTTATCTGGCACTCAGTCTGGAAGGGTCAGGTAGCGGTAGTGTCTAATCCACAGGCTGCGATTAAGGCTGTCAGGATTGCTTGTTCGGAAACTATCGATGAATGATTCTTGATAGAAATATTTATCTAACACCTGTAGGATGTTTCTCTATAGAATTTCACACATGGACACAACAACTGTGTCTCAACTAGGAGATGAGATATGAAATACGCAAACCACTATATGTACAGCGATGTTGAGCCTTACGAAGTTATCCGTATCGTCAGCGAAAAAACCATCGAAATCCGCGCAATGAAAGCCGAGCGTGATGATTCGGTTAAGTTGGAGTTTCATGTTGGTGGTTTCAGCGCACATTGCTCGAACCAAGATCAGCAGAAGTGGATCATTACCAGCGATGAAACAGCTCCTATCAAGCGTATTCGGTTAGGCAAGAATGGTTGGAAGGACGCTCACGGTGGTCGTTTTGGTCTGTCGGACAAGCCTCACAAAAAATACGACTACAACTTCTAACTAAATACCGGGGGAAACCCCGGTTTCTACTATGAACTCAATCGATCCTCACGAAGCAATCAACTACATGATTAAGAACGCCAAAGCCTATGCTCAAGCTAAGGCTGAGGTTACTTATCTAGAGCAGTATCGGAAGTCTAAGAAGGCTATTCTTTTCGCTAGTGCGATGGGGAATACGATTGCTGACAAAGAATCCTACGCTTATAGCCATCCAGAATACTTAGAGCTACTAGAAGGTCTTAAAGCGGCTGTAGAGGAGGCTGAGAGGCTTAGATGGATGCTGGTAGCAGCACAGGCTAGGATCGATGTCTGGAGGTCGCAGGAGGCTTCTAATCGCGGTTTAGACCGGAATACTCAATAGGAGGAAATATGAACGAGATAGATGATTCCAATTTGGCACAATGCTGCTCCTGTGGGTTTGTAGACTATTGGGATGAGATTCCTGGCGGTCATTGCGCTGTAAGTGGCGAGAGTATGTATTACTGCCCTAGCTGCGATGAGGTGGATAATATGGCTGACTACACCATAGAGAGGGCTGCAAGGATTGAGAAGGCACTAGAGAGGCTGAACAAAGCCGCTGAGGATAACGGGGAGCCGCTATGAAACTAATTTCAGAGCAAGTCACGCTAACAGCAAGTGACCTAAAGACGATCAGAGTCCGCGAGATAGAGATTGAGTTTAAGGAATGGCTAGACCCGCACATAGGTGTGATTCCGATTAACCCAAAGACCCCGCTGATCTTGAAAGCCGTGATTCGGGAGGAAGTATGAAACCAACACAAGAGCAAGTCATTGCATGGGCTAGGGAAGCTGGTATTTCTACGCCTTGGGATCAAGAGCCGGTTCCTTGGAAATTACTTACAGGCTTTGCCACCCTCGCCTATGAAGCAGGTAGCATGGATGAGCGCGAATGGCAAACTCTGACGGATGAGGAGATTACTGCGTGTATTCAAATGGGCAAGAGTGGCTATCTGGATGGCTTTGTTAAGCCGCTTGCAACATCTCGCGCAGTTGAAGCCAAGCTAAAGGAGAAGAATGGTTTTTAGAAATAAAAAGCTCTTAGAGATATTAAGAAACTTTCCTTGCCAGCATTGCGGAAAGCAGGATGGAACGGTAGTCGCAGCACATTCAAATCAGTTGCGAGATGGTAAAGGAAAAGGTATAAAGGCTAGTGATTACAGGGTCGCTAGCCTTTGTTTTATGTGCCATGCGGAACTCGATCAGGGTAAGAATTTAAGCAAGGCAGAGCGTCTAGAAATGTGGGAAGAAGCGCATAGAAAGACGATAGGTTTGCTTTTTGACAATGGACATTTACAGGTGATCCTATGAAAAAGATGTCGAAGATGCAGAAGAAGGTTGGTTCTGTGATGAAAGAGTACAAAGAGGGAACTTTGCACTCTGGCAAGGGCGGCAAAGTAGTTAAATCACGGGGTCAGGCGGTTGCGATTGCAATGTCAGAAGGGCGTAAAGCCTCGAAGGGTAAGAAATGAAGCCCGGACTCTACAGTAATATTCAAAAAAAGCGTGAGCGTATAGCCGAGGGTTCTGGCGAGAAGATGCGTAAGCCGGGAACTAAGGGTGCGCCTACTGCTAAAGCTTTCAAACAATCCGCTAAGACTGCTAAGGCAAAGAAATGAAGAACTGTCCTAAAGCCACCTACGACATTCTCTACAACGTAAAGAAGCGGGATTGGGCTTTTCAGAATGTTGGTTATGGTCCAGCAAATCCTGAAGAACCGAAAGATTTCTGGAAAAAACGAGGCAAGGAGTGGAATACGACTCCTGAGAACGCTCAAACAATGCGTTGCGGAAACTGCTCTGCATTTATCCAGACTCCTGAAATGATGGAGTGCATCATTGGTGGTATTCAAGGCGAGGAGTCAGACGCTGAGACTTACGCTAGCGAGGTCGTAGATTCGGCTGATCTAGGGTACTGTGAGCTATTTGAGTTCAAGTGTGCAGCGGATCGGACTTGTTCGGCTTGGCTAACTGGTGGTCCAGTAACGGAAAAGATGACTAACCGTGAAAAGACCATGCTGAAGATGGCAAAGATGGAAGCCGAAAACGAATACGGAGAAATGGAAGATGAAGAAGACTCCGGCATGGACGAGGACTGAGGGTAAAGCTAAGTCTGGCGGTCTTAACGAAAAAGGTCGCAAGTCTTACGAAGCTGCTAATCCCGGTTCTGACCTAAAGGCTCCTGTTAAGTCGGGGGATAATCCTCGTCGAGCCAGTTTCCTAGCCCGTATGGGCAATATGCCGGGGGCAGAGCGCAAGCCTAACGGTGAGCCTACTCGGTTACTCCTGAGCTTAAAGGCATGGGGAGCTAGTTCTAAGGCTGATGCTAAGGCAAAGGCTAAAGCCATTTCAGCGCGAAATAAAAAGTGAGCCATCAGAGCCAACTAGACTTTGTAGCGATGGTAAAGCGTCGCTTTCCGCAATTCTTTTCCGATAAGAAAGTCCTAGAGGTAGGCAGTCTGGACATTAACGGTTCAGTCCGTCAGTTCTTTGATAACTGCGAGTATCTAGGGGTTGATCTAGGCGAGGGCAAGGGAGTTGACCTTGTTGCCAAGGGGGAGGAGCTAGACTTCCCTGACAAGAGTTTCAACGTCGCAATATCCTGTGAGTGTTTCGAGCATAATCCTGAGTGGGTCAAGACGTTCGAGAACATGGCTAGGATGGCTTCAGGGATCGTCATCATGACCTGTGCTACTACGGGCAGGGCAGAGCATGGAACTAGGCGTACAAGCCCACAGGATGCGCCATTTTGCGGTGATTACTACAGGAACCTAACGGAACAGGATTTCCTAGAGAACTGCGACATGGACAGGTTCCTACATTACGAATTCAGCAGTAACTCTAATCCGGCAGACCTATATTTTTGGGGCTTATGCAAGCCATAGTCATTTGTCATGTGAGTAATCCCGGCATAACCATATTGCTTGAGAGCATTAAAGTCTATGCACCTACCATCCCGGTTTACATTTATAGTGTTGACGTTGCCAGAGGAGAGAGATTCAAGCGAATCCTTCCCAATGTTATCGTCAGACCCAATACTGGTAGAAATTTTGGAGACTCATATAATGAAGCCATCAGCGACGTTTTTGGAAGGATCGCAGTCGATTCATTGATTGTGGCTAACGATGACGTGGTACTAAATCCCCAAACTATTGAGTTATTGGGCGAGGACAGGCTGATTTTGCGGGAAAACGCTCATAAAGTGGGATTTTTGGGCGCAAGAAGCGACTATGTATTGCCAGACCAGAACATTAGGTTCCCGGTACATGACGATAGGCAGCAGGGATTGTATTGGGCTAGTGAGGGGCAGATTAAGGAAACGGCTGTCATAGCACCTATATTTGCCACGATAACGAGAGAGGCTTGGAAGGTAGCCAAGTTTCCTAGCACGAATTGGTATTCAGATAATATAATCTGCCATGACCTGCAAGAAGCGGGATTTAGGCATTTCGTCTCTAGGGCTTATGTGCATCATGCAGGAAGCCAGACAGTAGGGATGGACTACAAGAAATGCCATGAGGAACCTAGGGCGTGGATAAAAGAGAACCGTCCTGATATGTACGAGGCTATATATGGCTGAGTTTCGAAAGCTACCGACACAAGCAGAACTCCAGAATATGCTCTTTATGGAGCAGATGCGGGTTAAGAATCCTCAGCAGATTGCTCAGGAGGCATTGGCTAGTGGTACGACTATCAGTCCGCTACCTGAAAACGTATTCCAGAAGATTGCTGGTGGTGCTGGTATTGCCAAAGAGTATGTAAATCGTGCTGGTACGGCTGCTGACATAGCGAAACTGTTTCCGGGTTACAAGCCTCAGACTAAGGTCACGATTCCAACAGGATATAACTTTGCTCCTAAGCAAGCTCCTACGGGGGAAATTATTCCCGGCGGGTTGCAGACTCAGGATATGAATCTAGGTCAGGTGCTAGGCGCGATTAAACCTGCTGATGTTTTAGGCATTAGTGGTGCTGAGAGGGCTTATTCAGACATTGGTGCTGGCAAGGCTCCACAGCCTCTAGACGTGCTAGATGTTGCTGGATTGGGTGCTACTGGCTTGGTGGGTGGCAAAGCTGCTCTCAAAACTATGAAGGGTATGCCTGTTGGTTTATCGATACAGGAAGCCAAGGGATTACTGACAGAGGCTCCTAGAAGCCCGTTAGGGTTTTATTCTGCGTTAGAGGAGAGTGCATTAAATCTCCAGAGAAACAAGGGATCGGGTCAGGCTTTCCTGAATGATTTGCAGAAGGCTCCTAACGTCAAGGCTGACGAGATTAAGTGGACTGGTCTGGATGAGTTCCTAAAGACTAAGCCTAATGTTACCAAGCAGGAAGTACAGGATTATCTATCTAATAATAGAGTTGAGGTTCAGGAGGTAAGGTCAACGGTTCCAAGGATTCCGGGTGAGGAGATGCCGGGAGATAAAGGGGCTTTCCTGCCTAAGTTCGGTTCGTACACACTACCCGGAGGAGAGAATTACCGGGAGATTCTGTTGACGATGCCAAATATGCCAAATGACTATACTCGTTTGGCAACTCAAGTTAATAATCGTATTGACCAGCTTGCGAATGAAGGTATCAACTTGGCTGATTTGCCGATGACTGATCCGCGAAGGGCTGAAATTGAAGGGTTAATCGAGAAACGAAATGCCGCAGATGTGCCATTAAATTATGTGTCTACTCACTTCCCAAACCAGCCAAATATCCTAGCCCATCTACGAGTCAATGACAGAGTAGACGCTGATGGTAAGAAGATGTTGCTAATTGAGGAAGTGCAGAGCGACTGGCATCAGGCTGGCAGGGAAAAGGGGTATCGTGCTTTGCCAGAAGGCGCAAAAATCATTGAACAAGATGGATGGTATGAGGTTCAAAGAAAAGATGGCAGGTTATTGGGTAATGGTGGAAATACTGCTGAAGAAGCTAGGGCAAGCGCGATTGATTTTCTTAGTGGAGATCGTGTTCCAGACGCACCATTTAAGGATAGCTGGTATCAACTAGCCCTAAAGAGAGCAGTTCAGTACGCAGCAGAAAACGGTTATGATCGTATCGGATTGACAACAGGTAGTCAGCAAGCTGCTAGGTTTGATCTGAGTAAGCAGTTAAGCCGAGTATCGTATCAAGATGGTGTATTGCATGGTTACGATAAGTCTGGCGCGTTGGTGATGAATAAGTCTGTAACTCCAGACGAGTTGCCAAATTATGTAGGTAAGGAATTAGGCTCGAAGATGGCTGAAAATGCCGTGAAAGACGCTGAAATCCGTAATAAGATTAGTGTTGCTCGTTATGAAAGAAAGCCTGAGAGCGAAATAGATGCGCTAAGAAGCCAACTGAATGACGTAAAGACCGACTATGCAGGGCTTGATCTTCAGGTTGGCGGCGAAGGAATGAAGAAATATTATGACGAGATATACCCTAAGTTCTTAGATAAGTACGGTAAGAAGTGGAACGCTAGGGTAGGTGAGACTAAGATAAGAACGCACTCAGATAAGCAGGTACAAGAAGATTTAGACTTGCTGGAGCAATTAGGCGAAGATAGAAGTAAGTTCAGCGATAGTGGAATGGCAAGAATACGTTACCTAGACGTAACACCAGAGATGAGGTCTAGTGTTTCTAAAGGACAACCACTATTCCAAGCATTGCCAGCAATTCCAGCAACAGGATTACTAGCAACACAAGACGAAAACAGGTAAGCAAGACACCGGAAGGTATTGCAATTATGGAAACAGAAGAAAATAAAATAGCCGAAGAAAAAGAAAATGGATTCGGTAAGGGTAGACCTAAAGGAGCAGTAAACAAGTCTACTAAGGTCGTAAGAGAGGCTATTGCAGAGCTATTGAGCCGTAATAGTCAGTACATGGACAGATGGCTACAGAGGGTCGCAGAGGGCGATGAAGTCTTAGGCATGAAGCCTGATCCTTACAAGGCATTAGACATTATGCTGAAGATGAGTGAGTACCATATCCCTAAGCTGGCTAGGACAGAGGTAACGGGCAAGGATGGGGAAGCTCAAGAGATGGTTATCAAATGGGGAGGAAAGAAATGAGTTACAAGCCGACTAACTGCCCTATGTGCAGCGCATTTCTGGTCAATAGCAAGTGTCTGAACTGCGGGTATCAAAAGACTGCATGACAGAGATCGTCATTGACTACGAGCCAAGGTCTCAACAGCTAGAGATACATGATGCCATTGAGCAGCATCGTTTTACTGTGGTGGTTGCCCATCGTCGTATGGGAAAGACTGTTAGCGCAATCAATCACCTTATCAAGTCCGCTATCGAGTGCGACAAGCCAGACCCACGATTTGCCTACATTGCGCCTACCTATGGACAAGCCAAACGAGTAGCGTGGGATTACCTTCAGAAGTACACCAGACCACTAGGAGCTACCTACAATGTCTCTGAGCTTCGTGCTGATTTCTTTGGGCGTAGGGTTAGTCTTTACGGGTCTGACAATCCTGACAGCTTGCGTGGTCAGTATTTCGATGGCGTGGTTATCGACGAAGTTGGCGATCAGAATCCGAGAATATGGAACGAGATCGTCAGACCTGCTCTTGCCGATAGGCTTGGGTGGGCTTGCTTCATTGGCACTCCTCGCGGGAATAACCATTTCTCCACTCTAGCCGACAGAGCTAAGACTGAGGAAGGTTGGAAGTTCCTAGAGTTCAAGGCTAGCCAGACCGGAGTATTGCTAGACTCAGAGCTAAAGGCTGCCTATCGAGAGATGGGTGAGGACAGGTATAACCAAGAGTTCGAGTGTTCCTTTAACGCAGCGGTTGAGGGGTCTTACTATGGCAAGCTCATTAACGATCTTGAGAGCAATGGTCGTGTTAGCGACTTTCCTACTGACGGTCTGTGCCGTAGCTTCGCTGCTTGGGATTTGGGAATGGGCGATTCGACTGCGATATGGATTGCTCAGTTGGCAGGGAAGGAAGTCCGACTTATCGACTGCGTAGAGAATCACGGGGTAGGTCTAGACTGGTATGTCGGCTGGTTGAAGGATAACGACTATGGGAAGTTTGACCAAATCCTGCCCCATGACGTACAAGTTAGAGAACTCGGAACAGGCAAGAGCCGTAAGGAAGTGCTGGAGGAAGCTGGACTTAGCATCACAGTCGCTCCGAGACTTAGCGTTGCCGACGGGATACAGGCTGTGCGACGTATGTTGCCGAGATGCTGGTTCAATCCGAGAACAAAGAACGGACTAGATGCGCTACGGAACTACCGTCGAGAGCATGATGAGCGTAGACAGATATTCTATGAGAAGCCTTTGCATGACTGGTCTAGCCATTACTCAGACGCTTTTAGATACCTAGCGATTGGTCTTGACGAGACAGATACTTCATGGCAGACATCGTTGCCAATTTCGACTAAATGGATTGTATAATGAGCAAAACTTAGGGGTTTGCTATGAAGATGGACGAAGGGCAGATCAAGAGTATTCTTGAGAATGAAATCGACAATGCGATTGGCTATGTCGATACCGAGACTACCGACCAACGTGCTAAGGCACTAGAGTATTACCTGCGTTATCCCTATGGCAACGAGGTAGAAGGTCGTAGCCAGATTGTTACCGGCGAGGTAGCAGAAGCTATTGACGGAGCGTTACCGCAACTTATCCGAGTCTTTACGACTACCGAGGATATTGTATCTTTTGAGCCTCAGACTCCAGACGATGAGGAGTCATCACGACAGGCTACAGACTACTGTAATTGGGTCTTTTACCGTGAGAATGACGGTTTAATCATCCTGCACAACTGGTTCAAAGATGCGTTGATGCAGAAGGTTGGCGTAGTCAAGGCGTACTGGGAAGCGAAAGAAGATGTCAACAAGGAAACTTACAAGAACCTGACTGAGGATGAGTTAGCTCTGCTCTTGAGTGATCCGAGTATTGAGGTGACTAGCCAGAAGGTTGAGATGCTTGATGGTGGCGTGGATATGATGGGGATGCCTATTCAGATTCCTATGTACACGGTCAAGGTCAAGACGGTTAAGAAGTACGGCTGTGTGAAGATTGAGAACGTACCGCCTGAAGAATTTCTGATTAGCAAGTCTGCGCGAACCATTGAGGATAGTCCGTTCGTAGCTCACCGTCGTTTGATGACGCGCTCAGAGCTAACGGCTATGGGGTTCGATAAGGACATTGTGGAAGGTTTGCCTAGCTATGATGACCTTCAGTACACTCCTGAACGAGTAGCTAGGTTTTCTCAGGGTGAGCAGCCTGATGAGAACATCAGCCTTGACTACACGATGCAGGTCGTTGAGGTCTACGAGTGCTACATCCATATCGACGTTAATGGCGATGGTATAGCCGAGCTACGGAAGATTACCTATTCTGGCAACGAAATCCTCGATGACGAGGAATGTGACCTAGTTCCGTTCCACAGTCTGTGTCCTATCCCGATTCCGCATAAGTTCTTTGGTCAGTCATTGGCAGACCGGACTATGGACATCCAGCTAATCAAGTCTACTGTTACGAGACAGATGCTGGATAACCTGTATCTGACGAACAATGCTCGTCTAGGCGTGGTTGAGGGTCAGGTTAATCTGGATGATGCGCTGAATGCTACTCCGGGTGGATTGATCCGTATGAAGTCTGCTGGTGCGATTATGCCGGTAGAGGTTCCTGCGGTAACGGCTCAGGCTTTCCCATTGCTTGAGTACATGGACTCGGTTCAGGCTAAACGGACAGGTGTTAATGACCAGCAACAGGGTCTTGATCCTGACGTGCTGAATAATGTTTCCGCTACGGCTATTGCTGCGATGATGAAGTCTAACTCTGGCAAGCTGGAGTTGATTGCTCGTATCTTTGCTGAGACAGGCGTTAAGAGCCTGTTTAAGGGGATTCTGCACCTATTGGGCAAGTATCAGGATCAGGCAAAGATTGTCCGTATGCGTGGCAAGTTTGTGACGTTTGATCCTCGGACTTGGACTAACCAGTACGACGTAGCCATTAACGTAGGGTTGGGTTCAGGTGATCGTGAGCAGAAACTAGCTATGCTCCAGATGATTATGGCTAAACAGGAGCAGATTCTGACTCAGTTCGGCGCAAGTAATCCGCTGGTTAGCGTTGCTCAGTACCGAGATACATTGGCTCGAATGATTGAAGCGTCTGGTTTCAAGGATGCTAACGCTTTCCTTAACGAGATTTCTCCAGAGTTGAACGAGCAGTTATCTCAGCCACAGCCACCAGCACCGGATCAACAGGCTGAAGTAGCGCAAATGTTGGCTCAGGTAGAGCGTGAAAAGACCGAAGCTAAGACTCAGATTGAGGCTGCGAAGCTAGACCTAGAGCGTCAGTCGTTAGAGGCTGAGTTTACCCGTAAGGGCATGGAAATGAGCATGAAAGCCCAACAGCAAGAGGCTGATATGCGGATTCGTGAGGCTGAGTTAGCGGTTAAGCAGCTACAGGCTATTTTAGCGATGGACTTGGCTGATGAGGATACGAGAGCTAAACAGGCTGATATTGTCCTGAAGGCTATTAAAGAGCTAGGGAATCTGACAGCGTGAACGGACTTCTACACGACATGATTCAGCAGGGTATAGCCTCATATGGGGCTAGATACGCTGAGAGTCCGTCTGAGCCGTTATCGATGAAGGGTAAGGGTTACTTTGGTCTGTTGCCTAGCTCAGAAGGTGTCTCAACTGAAATCTCGGCTACTAACGATCAGGGCATGAGTTATCCGTTGCTAGTTCCTACCCTAACGCAAGAGGAAGTTAATTACCTGCTACAAGGTGGTCAACCGACTAACGAGATTTACGATAAGGCAGAGATGTTTGCTCGGTCTAGGCAAGCGAGTGGTCAGAGTCCATTTGCGTCACCGACTGAACTACGGATGCCTGTTGGCTTATTGGGGCAATAATGAGTAAGGCATATTGGGCTGAGATACTCCTGAAGGACGAGAACTTTCAGCAAATGATGGAAGAACTCCGGTCGCAAGAGATTGCCAAGTTCGCAACTAGCGATTATGGTCAGGTAGAGGTTAGAGAGTCTGCTTATCGTCAGTTGAGGGCAATAGAGTCGATTGAAACGTATCTCGAAGGGTTAGCGTCAGACAAGCTAATTGAGGAGAAGCGGTTAAAGATTTTGTAACCCGTTTCGGGCGGTTCCCGATATAATTTAGGAAAGAAAAGATGAGCGATACTCAAGGAACGACACCGGAATCCGGTAGTCCAGAGTTGAATGTAGGTGGTGCAGCCGACGCTATTTTGGGTCTTATGGGTGGGGAAGAAGGCTCCGAACAGGAACAACCTGAATCTCAAACCGAAGCCAACGATAGCGAAGCCGAATCTGAGGAATACGAAGCGCAAGCAGACGATTCTGATGAGGTAGAACAAGAAGATGAGCAGGATGAGCAAGAGGAGCCTCAGACGTTCCGGGTGAAAGCAGCCGGAGAAGAACGTGAGGTAACCCTTGATGAGCTAATCAAGTCTTATCAACTTGGCACAGACTATACAAAGAAATCGCAAGCCGTAGCTGAAGAACGTAAGGTAGTCGAGGCTGAACGACAGCGTATTGAAGAAGCCAAGTACCTACGAGACCAGTATGCGGAGAGGTTGCAGGTTATCGAGCAGATGCTCAACCAGCAGCCAGAAACAGAGAATCTGGACTATTTGAAGGAAAACGATCCTATCGGTTATGCCGTGAAGGTCGCAGAACTCTCTCAACGGGAGAAGCAGTTAGCTCAAGTTCAAGCCGAACGACAGCGAATTGCACAGCAGCAGGAGCAGGAACGTCAGGAGCAGCTAGGGTCTGTGATACAGGCTGAGGCTCGTAAGCTGGCAGAGGTTATTCCTGAGTATGCTGACCCGAAGCGTGGTGATGCGATGAAGCGGGAGCTTAGGGAGTTTGGACTCAAACTAGGATTCTCTGAACAAGAGTTAGCGGGAGTTTATGACTCTCGTGCAGTTCTAGCGTTATACAAGGCGATGCAATACGATAAGTTGCAAAGCTCGAAACCTGCCATCACGAAGAAGGTGAACGAAGCCCCGAAAGTTATGAAGTCGGGTGTAGGAAAGAGCAGAGACAGTAACGAGGAACTGAATAAGTTAAAGGCGCGTGCAAAGCAGACCGGAAGGGTTGCTGATGCCGCAAGAGCATTTGAACGATTCTTATAGGAACTATCATGCCTACATTTACAGCACATACCGCGATTGGTCAGCGGGAAGATTTGACCGACATCATCTATGACATCTCGCCTACTGAAACTCCTTTTATGAGTTCGGTTGGTAAGACTAAAGCAACAGCCGTTTATCACGAATGGCAGACTGACTCGTTGGCTGCTGCTACTACGGCTAACGCTGCTGTTGAAGGTGCAGACGCTACTTCGGCTACTCTGGCTCCTACCGTTCGTCTTGGTAACTACACTCAGATTATCCAAAAGACCGTTCAGGTTTCGGGTACTCTGGACACAGTAAACAAGGCAGGTCGTAAGTCTGAAAAGGCTTATCAACTGGCTAAAGCATCGGCTGAGATCAAGCGTGATCTGGAGACTATCCTGACCGCTAACCAAGGTCGTTCGGCTGGTACATCGACTGTTGCTCGTAAGCTCGGTTCGCTGCTGTCATGGATCAAGACTAACTCTGACAAAGCCTCTGACGGTGCTGATCCAGCGACTATCGGTGTATCGACTCGTACTGACGGCACTCAGCGTACTTTCACCGAAGCTTTGCTGAAAACTGTTGTTGCAGAGGTGTTTACATCGGGTGGCTCACCTAAGATTCTGATGGTTGGCGCTTCTGGTAAGCAGAAGGTTAGCTCGTTTGCTGGTATCGCTGCACAGCGTTACATGGCTCCGGGTAACACTCCGACCACCATTATCGGTGCTGCTGACGTTTATATGTCTGACTTTGGCACGATGTCGGTTGTTCCTAACCGCTTCATGCGTACCCGTGATGCTCTGGTACTCGATCCAGAATACGCAGCATTGGCGTATCTGCGTCCGTTCCAGACTAACGATCTGGCTAAGACTGGTGACTCTGAGAATACTCAGTTGCTGGCTGAAGTCACTCTGGAAGTTAAGAACGAAGCAGCACATGGCATTATCGCTGACTTGGATATGTCGCTGTAATTAGTAGCAAATCCTCCTAGCCTACGGGCTAGGGGGAACTACGAAAGGATTTATGAGTAACCAGATACGGACTCAAACAGTATATGAGGACGGTGACGGTGGGATTGTCATCGAGACGAAGCAGGATGTTACCGAGATCGTTGAGGCTAACAAGGCTCAGTTAGATTTCGATAAAGAGCGCAAAGGGCATCTAAACGATCTGCACCATGTTGCCAGAATACCCTTCACGGTTATTGATGTACTTAACCAGATGGGGATTATGAAGGGCTTCAGGGTGATTGATGACGTTGGATTTGCCAAGTGGCTGAATGATCCTGATAATGCTGTCTGGAAAACGTATCGAGGTACAGTATGAGAGTTGGTGTTTGCGTTCCTGCAAGGGATGAGGTTCACACGGCATTTGCGTTCGACTTTGCGAAGATGGCTGCACATGATGCGTCTGTCCGATGCAAGGATGGTAAGGGTGGTTTAAGCCTTTATACGATGCCGGGAACGCTGATATTTGACCAGCGTGAGAAGTTGGCAGAGGTAGCGTTGAAAGAGGGCTGTGATGCGTTGTTCTTTGTGGACAGCGATATGCGGTTTCCTCCTGACATCATTACTATTCTGCTGAGTCGTGAAGTGCCTATCGTTGGCGTTAATGCGACTACAAGAAGGAAGCCTGTAACACCTACGGCTAAGATGATGACGAAGTATATGGACGGTGATACGTTAGTCCATAAATGGGAGAACATCGATAGTCGTGGTAAAGAGGGTATTGAGGAAGTTACAGCGATTGGGTTTGGTGCTGTACTGATCCGCAAAGAGGTATTTGAAAAGACTGGCAGACCTTGGTTTGATGCTGGATGGGGTAAGAATGGAGTCTGTGGCGAGGATGTTTATTTCTGCGTCAAGGCTGCATCAGAAGGATTCCCAACCTACGTTGACCATGAACTGTCCATGCACATTCGACACATAGGAACCTATGAGTACGGATGGAAAGATTTTGAGCAATTAGAGGAATAATATGCCGTTTACTTCCTATTCGGACTTAAAGACTACGGTAGCAAGCTATCTAGCCCGTAGTGATTTGACCACCGTCATTCCTGACTTTATCCGACTAGCTGAAGAACGGCTGAGACGAGACATTCGGACTCGTCAGATGCTTGTGGTTGCCACAGCGACAACGACTGGCGGTGACTCTACGGTTGGATTACCGACTGATTTCTTAGAGATGCGCGACATACACCTGAACACTAATCCGGTGTTTACGTTGCGCTACAAGGCTCCTAAC